GAAGTTAGATGCCAAGAAGATCAGAGTATTTGCTGGTGCCCCGCTGCACTAGGTGATCGCAACTCGTATGATTATGCTTGCAAAGTTCAATGTCATGAAGTGTTTTCCAACTGTGTTTGAGTGCGCTGTTGGAGTCAATGCCACCGGTCGCGATTGGGCCTTTATGGTTGAGTATTTATCTCGATTTGGCCCTGAGACTTGTGGTGATGGTGACTATGCTGCATTTGATCAGACAGTTGATCCTGCTTTTGGCAAAGCCGTCGCAGATGTGTGGCGTTGGATTCTGGCCGAATGTGGCTATGACGAGGAGATTTTGTCTCTTTTTGATGGCGTGGCAACAGAGTTTCTGTATCCTATCTTCGAGATGGATGGATTGCTCTTTACAGGACTTTCACAGAGTCCGTCTGGAGTGTCTGGAACAGTTGAATGGAATTCTGGGAAAAATGCCATCATTACTCGTTACTGTTACTATGCCGCCAATTTCGACATTCCGCACCTACCACTTTATCATGAGGTGGTTTCCAATTTGACATATGGAGACGACCTTGTGATGAATTTTGCGGTGCCTGCTATGCAAGCTCTTGAAATCGAGTTTGGAATGGCAACGTTGAGTCATGAGTTGTCTAAGATTGGCATTGACTTCACTAATGCACATAAGGAGGCCCATACAGTTCAGTACAAACCACTGAGTGAATGCACTTTTCTAAAACGGACCTTTGGCAAACATCCCCAGTTGGGAGAGTACGTTGGCGCCCTTGAAGAGGCTTCAATTTTCAAGTCTCTGACGATGGCAAAGAAACCAAAGAAAGGACAGAAAGAGAGTTTGGCTGAGATTTGCGCGGGAAATTTAAACAATGCATTGCGTGAGTTTTATTGGCACGGAGAGGAGAAGTATGATGAGGCACTTCCCAAGATCAAAGCCATCGCTGAGGAAGCTGTTGATTTTGAGGGGCACCGTGTGAAAGACTACTTCACACCTGTTACCAAGGAAGAGATCTGTAATGGATTTCTCAGCACGTGGTGCACTTACGACCAAGTTTTGCGTGCGGTGGATGATGAACCACTTGATAGACAATCGGGAGAGGTTTTTATCTTACCCGATATCTTGTCAAATGACAAGTTTGAGTACATCACTCCCCCACCGCAATATGCGGAATTTCCAGGTCAGAGTTTTAAGGCTGTCGTGCGACTCCTTGATGCCAACCTCGATGCAGTGATGCCAATACTAGCAAATCCAGGCCAATTTCCTGGAGTGGGAC